GAACAACCCCATCCGAAACTTTTTTTATTATTATAATTTTTTAATGAACCAGTTTCAACATACTTATTAGTAATAATTAAAGGGTTAAACCTATTTAGTAATTCATTATCAAAATCTGTAAGTTTATTGTTATTAAATTTATTAAAAAAAACATCTTTCCATAAAAACGAACCTGATAATATTATGTCGTTTCTAAATCTTGCTAAACCTACTAAATTATCACTTACTACTATATCATATTTTAAAGTAGCAGGCCCATACAAAGTACACCATTTTAAATACCTTTCAAAGTTTACTTCATTTTTAACTAATGTTTCATCCCATCTTATGTTACTAATTTTATAAAAATGAAAATTAGCATTTAAATTAGGTTTAAATTTTTCATATTGAAATTTTTCACAGTAAATATCTATATCAAAATCAGACGTTAAGTATTTAGATACCTGTAATACTCTACTAAAATGTCCTAATCCATTAGAACAGACAAAAAAACCTATTTTCCTTTTCATTTAGTATACCACTCTCTAAAATATTGATTCATTTTCATAAAATCAGCTCTATCAAACAAATTTAATCCTTCAGGACACCCTTCTTTTAATAATGTTTCTTGAAAATATAAATCAAAAAACGGAGTAATTCCATATTCACTAAAATAATCCATCATTAAGGTACCAGGTCCTATAGGATGAATATTTTTATTACCTTTAGTATTTTCATTAATACCTGCTTGTCTATAAAAGTAAAGGTTAGTCAAAAGGTCCATAGTATACGAATTTCCTAAAAATACACAATCGTTAAAATTAAATTTATTAAACTCCATAGGCATAGTACCGCCATGAGTAGAATGTATACAGTTATCAAATAAGTGAGGTATTTCAAAATGTTTACCTGGATCGAATACCACATCAGGTCTAGACTTAACTACTACGTCATAAGTAAAGTTATTTTCTATTTCATACTCCCTTTTTAACATTAAGGATTTACTCAGACTAAAAAATAAACTACTCCAATGATCATTATTATAGAAAAAAGGAGTTCTTCTATCATCAAATAAAACTTTTTTAAATTTAAATGCATTAGCAAACTCTAAAAACTCTTCTTTATCGACCTCTCTATTAATATACTCTTGAGATACTCCTTTCCTATCTCCGCTATATGTCCAGGTATGACCAAAATAATCTACTTGTACGTCAGGAAAATTAGCAGTAGACCAAAACCATTTTTGATTATGATGTCCTACTTTCCATTTTCTTAATTGACCACTAATACAAACTGCTATCTTCATTATATAATTCTTTCATTTCAATTCTATGGCAAGCCATATCACCATAAAGTGAATTAGTAGTTCTATACTCATTAGCTATAAAAGGTAAAACCCACGAACTGCATAAAATTAAACCATCATTAACTGTACAAGCTGAATCTATTCCGTCATGGACTACTTTACAAAAATAAACATTATTAGGAGTTAGTTTATACTGTTTAATATTATCTAAATTTATATTCTTTAGTTTATTTTTATCATTAACTATTAAATGACCATTATAATACTCATCATTATTTAATTCATATTCTTTTATTTGCATATAAACGGAATTATAATCCCCTTGATATACATCAAAATTGAAAGGAATATCTATATCATCTATATCCCCGCTAATAGTATATTTACTGTTATAAAAATCGTTATTCATTTATAATTCTCTGTCTTAATAAATTATCACCATTATAGTTCTGTATTAAATCTGAGTTATGTTGTAATACGTCTTTCATATCTACGTACATATCAAACAGCTCTTTTTTAGATTTTTTATTTAACTCTTCTATATTTCTCAATACTCCTTTAAATCTATCCCAACCTTCAGTTAAGTTATCGTAATCTTCATCCCACCATTTATCGAATGTCTTAAATCCATTATTTTTTAATATTTCTAAATGCTTATAAGGACCAAACTGTATAATAGGATGACCGCAATATATAGGGTTAAAAGTTGAACTATGTAAATGGCAAGCATTTTCTACGAAAGGAAAAGCGCACATAACTATACTAATTAAACTATTTCTATAATGTACAGGTAAAAAAGGTAGATCAGCATTAAATTTACCTTCACCAAAACCAGGTTCTCCATGGTTAGTACTATCAGTAGAATCTATATCAAATGGGCATTTATCTTTTACTTCTTTTATATTTTCAGCTGATAGTAGATCTCCAAAGTTTATATTAGGGTAATTATAATCAGGAAGATCAGGAAAACTTAAATTAAATTTATCATATAATTTATTCTTATTAATATAGAACATTAATAAATTACGCTCAGGTCTACCAGTTCTATTTACTTTTAAAAATTCTTTTATATTAATAAAATTGTCTCTTTTATATTGTATTTCTTCTTCTATATTTACTTTGTCAGGTAAATGTCCTAGCTTTTTTAACCGTTGAACATCCATTACGTTATACATAAAAGATATAACATTAATATTATTTAACTGCCTGTTATTAGTAGTTTTCCATTTTTCATGTTCAGTTTCGGCTACTAAACTATTAGTAACGTAATATATCTGAGAAGCAGGTAGTTTTAGCTTATCTATAGAGCGGTATAATTCTGTATAGAAACTATTAACTCTATCTCCTTCCATAGTATTATCTAAAATTAATTTACACTGTTTAGAACGTATTTTTTCTATAATTTTTATAGGAATTAAACTTATGTATTTAGCTGCCAGTTTATTATTATGATGTAATACAACTGGATATATAAATTCTTTATTCCAATCAAATTCATTATAGTTTATTTTATCTACTCCTAAAAATCTAGGTATATCAGAATGAGAAAATAAAGGTCTAACCATCTTATATCCTCTAGGATCATATTCTTGTATTTCATCAATACCTTGATATATAGAAAGAATATCCTTTGAAGGATTATGCAAACTGACCTGATTAAAATTATCTTCTAAACTAATCATAATTTAAATTCATTATTTAACTTATCTGCTATATAAGTACAGCATTCAGCTGTTGGATGTCCGTCTTGATGTGTACCGCAAAACTTTTTATAATCTATATCTATTATCTTATTATAATCTAATTTATTTTTTATAGAAGGATTAGTTTTTATAATTCTACTATATAAACCTGAATCGGCAGCGAAATCTATAAATCTATAATTAAAATTATTATCTTTTAAAAATGACTGAAGCATTATTTTAAGAGTAACTCCTTTCAGTTGAACATGTTTTAGATACTCAGGATCTCCAGTCATTAATTCTTTTAGGTACTCTCTATATTTCGTTAATATATTATTGAGTCTTTCTCTAATATCATCGCTAAAATAGTTTTCATTTTTTTCAGTATAATGTTCATATATACTAAAAGGAGATGATGCTCTATCACCTAATCTATGCCCCCATTGAGTTCTTTCATTAGCTAAATCTCCACCGGTTAACGTAAAGTTATAACCAAAAGCCTGAACTAGGTATCTATCCAACCAGGTAAAACCTATAACTACTAAGGTTTCTTTTGGATCTAATTCGCTTAAATGAGCTATACTATTATAAACTATAGATTCTAATCCTTGTGCGTTTTTTGAATGATTAATTAATCTTAAACTTAAAAGATTAGATAGTTTTGTAGGCCATGTATCCTTAGGTTTTAAAGCATGTCCTTTCGTAAAACTACATCCATTAATATATAAATCTTTATAATTCATACTTACTACTAATATATTTAGCTAAATTACTAGCCCATAATTGATGTCCTTTCTCAGTTGGGTGATAATTTAGTACTTCATCTTCTATATTTAATCCTAATAAAAATGATATAAAAGATTGTTTATAAAAAACATTTTTATATACGTTTTTATATTCTTTTAATATATTATTTATTTCTAATCTTTTAATAGTATTAAATTCAGTACTGTCATTAAAATCCGAAATATAGTTTTCAAATTCAGGAGACTCTAATAACTGGTGTGAATCTTTATTAAGAACATCTTCTTTATTCTCATAAAAACTATTAAAAAATATATGTTTAATATTTAACGATTTTAAAAAATGATGTAATGAAATATTATGTATACAGTGTCTTGTAATAAATTCTTCAGCATGCCAATGATTCTTTACATAAAGTTTATAAAAGTCAATTAGCTCTTTTCTTTCAGAGGTCCAGTGATCTAGTTCAGCTGGGTAAAGGCATTCCCATTCCCCTCCATCTTCATTATGCCATTTATAGAAAAAGTCTTTTCTTTCAGGAGAAGACCATCCAATTACTACTAGCAAGTCTTCAGGCTTATTATTTAAAAGTAGACCGAGTATATCGTTAACTGTGCTTCTAAATATTCTATCATTAGAACTTCCTGCATGACTATTATTTATAACTTCTATTCCTAATTCTTTTCCTATTTTATGAGGCCATACTCTAGGAAGTCTATAAGGTTTATTTTTAGGATCATTTACTTTAGATAAATCATCTCCAAATAAATCAGGATCTACTATATCTCCTGCTGTCCAACTATCTCCGTTAGCGTATAAAGTCTTAAAATTTAATCTAACCATTCTTTACTATATCTTATAGGGTGATTACCGTTTAATGATTGATCTAATATTTTATATTGAGTAGTATTTTTAAAATCAGATGTAAATATATTATCTTTATTAGTTAAAGATTTAGTTTTATCATTAAATTCCTCATAGTTATTAAAAAATAATTCAATATCTCTTTCAGGAGTTAATCCGTACTGAATGTGCATCTTGTGAATATCTCCATAAAAGACTTCATTATGATCAGGATTAACTCTAGTAGCAGCTCCGATCCATAAGAAACTATAACTATAATCAGTTAATTTTTCTACTACTTCTTCTTTCTCTTCGCCGTTTAATCTAAAAATAAATTTATTACCTCTTCTCTTTATAACTACATCGAAATATTCACTATCTTTTATATCAGTAACATCGAATACCATAGCTTTGATATCATCATCGCCTTTCTCTTCGTTAAAGCACCAATATTCAAATTCTATAAAATGTCTTACTTCTTCTCCTGATTTACCAACTGCGTAAAATATACCAATATGCTTTCCATTTTTACCTACAACACAGCCAGCTTTTCTCCATTCATCTCCTAATTCTTCTATAAATTTATCGTTATCAGGTTTAAATCTAACCATAGCTGTACAGTCTTTAGTCCATATAGCATCTGGTTCATTTCTTACTAAACCATTTTTATTACCTGCAGGAAACAAGTATGAATTATCAAAACCTATTTTCATTTTTTAAATTGTTAAAGTATAATCGTAAAAATCAGCTAATTCCGGAAAAGTCTTTTTAAAATCAGTACCTCTTCTTTGATCATGAGCTTGGAAGTATCTACCAAAGTTTGATCTTTGCCTTAATAGTTTTTCAGGATCTCTAGCAGAAATCATCCAATCATAAGCTCTTTTTAATTTTTGAATTTCTACATCAGAGTAACCTACTAATTTATTATCGAATTTCGGTATACCTAAATAATCAGCATGTTGAGCAAAAGAAAGAACTTCGTTAGCCCATACTGAAGGAATAACTTGTAAAGTTTGATGAGTAGGAAATCTTAAATAAGAAGAATCTAAAAATACTGCTGAAGCCCAATATCTATCGGTAGAAGTATAATTTTGCTTTAAAGTATAAACTCCGTCAATAAGCTTTCTATAACTAGGAACTGAAAGACCGTTAAAGGTAGACATAATAGTAAGGTTAACTCTAGGACAGGCGGTTAATATTTTATTCATATTATCCCAAAATCTATTAAACTCTAAACCGTTTCTAATATATTCAGCTTGTTCTCCCCATCCATCGACAGAAGTAAAAATAATAAACTCTTTTACTCTATCCTCATCTTCTATTCTTTTTATCTTTTCTATAAACCTATCTACTAATTTATCATTAATACCTAAATTAGAGTTTATAGCTAAGTTTAAATTTTTATTAGGATCAGGTTCATTGATAACATAATCTAATACTTTCCAAGTATCTTTAGCCATAAGAGGTTCACCTCCTGTTATTCTAAATGTATGTAAATCTCTATATAATTCAGGCCACCATTTCCAAAAAGCTTCTACATAAGGATTATACTCTTTATGGTGTATAGGCATTTTTTTATTAGCTTTTAAATATTCTATATCGTTAAACCTATCATCAGTTGGATATGGTCCATGTTCTTTAGCTTCTTGAACCCAAGCCGAAGAAAAAGAAGGACCACAATATGAACATTTAAAGTTACAGTTGTTAGAAAAAGCTACTTCTACATAACGAGGGTTAAAATCTTGTCTCCAACCTAAATTAACTATTTCATCGTAATGAGGAGCAGACCAACTTTCATTAGACTTAAATACTCTATCAGAAAATCTTTCAGAATTATCTTCTACATTCCAACAGTAATCACATTCTGCTGGTCTTTTACCTTCCAGCATTTCTTTTCTTTTTTGCTTTTTATATAAAGTATTATGTAACGCAGAAGGATTTCTTTTTAATTCTCCTACTGGTATATGATGTGTTGAAGGGTGGTGACATGAATGTGTTTGACCCATTTGTAAGTGGATAGTAACTTGAGTCCATTTAGCAAGACACATACCACATCCTACTTTATCTAACTTCTTCTTAGTATTTAAATAATCAGGATTAGTAAACGATATTTTTGAAGTTTCAGCTGTCATAATTTTATATCTATCATTTTAGCCCAAGGAGTAAATTTAGTCTCTTTTATAAATTCGTACTTTACTTGCTTGATACCATCGTCTTTATAATTTAGTTTATCTTGCTGCATTTTTAAAACATACCTTCTTTCGTTAGCAGCTGTGGTTTCTCCTTTAGCCCATTTGCCATTTACTAATCCTTCGTCTTTATGAGGTAAACATCTCATTTTTCCTTCTACTCTATGAGGTAAAATAGAATTAGGTATTTTTATATTTTCTTCTTTTAATTCTATATTTTCAGTGATATAATCTGAGGGTATACCTTTATTAAAATTTGTGTTAATAGCTATATCGTCTAAAGGTAATTCTTTATGTAAATTAGCAACTTCATTAGGAGATAACGCTCTATTCCATCCATAAACTCTTGCAATATCACCTTTAAAGTATTTACTAGGACTGTTATCTTTTTCGTTTAATGAAGAACCTAAATAGATATGTTTAGAATCGTATTTTAAAAGTCTACCATTAAATTCTAACGGTGATGGACTTCCATAACCTCCTTTAGAGTCTACTTCAGTTCCATTAAGATAAAAGTGAGCTTGTTTACTAATATCATCTATCACTACTGTTATCCATGACCATTGATCATCATATCTTTTAACCCACATATAGTTATGTTGATGAAACATATTCCAAAACTGTAAAGACAGAGCTCTTGAATTATTAAAGGATAAACCGTAATCATAACCTGGGACTCTTAAAATAGGAAACTCTACATATTTAGCTTTATTATCACCAATTAAATGTATATTTTGCTTTTCAGGCATTTGATATGCTCTACATAATAAAGAAATAGTGTGAGATCTTGAAGGTATACTTTTTATATCTCTAGTATAAGGAATCATTACTGAAGAATCGCAACCGTTAAAAGATAAATATTTTTGTTTGATAGCCTTTTCTAATAAATATGTATCATTAGTGTACCCTTCTTTATAACATCTCCAAAATAAATCGTCGTCTTCCATTCCCCAATCCCAATAATCATTTGAGTAACCATTTGTATTTTCAACTTGTTCTTTAGAAAATACTACTGCACCACCAAAATATTCATGATATTTTAATTTATAATCCATTTGAGATATTTTAGTAGCGATGTGTCGAGGATGTTCAGTAGGAAAAGAGTAGTCAGCTCCTCCTCCTTCTTCAGGTATCATATCAATATCATGCCATACTATATAGTCACAGCCTTCTTCAAAAGCATGTTTAGCTGCAATATTTTTAGTAGCCCCTCTATTAAATAATTTATCATCTACTTGATGACAAAAATACATTTGAAAATCTATATTTCTGCTTTTGAGATATTTGCCTACTCTTGGAATAAACTCATGCATATGAAGTTCTCTATTTCTGTATGGTACACAAACTCCTAATTTCATAACTCTGTTTTTAAATGGATATATTTTCCTTTCACAGTCCTATCTACTAATTTAAAATCTAAAGAATTTAATCCATCTTTTTTTATATCATGAAAACCTTTAGAAACTTCATTATGAAACTTTAATTGATTCCATCTAGTCATTTTATCTTTCCAATTACCGTTTTCGAATCCATTACTATCATGTTTAAGATGCTTTATTTTACTAAGTCTTCTATAAGGAATAAACTGTACATCTCTTAACTTAGTTTCGCTTTTTACTATTTCACAATTATAAATTTTACCAAGATTACTATTACCGGATAAATCTATAGTTTTATAATCTTTAACAAACTTAGTATCGTAATAAGTAGTTAAATAATGAGCATCTTTATAATCTTCAAATTCCTGAGATAAACTATAATATTTATTTTCATAAATACTGTTTAGTTGAGGTTTACTTAAATAACTTTTATAAAAAGCAATATTATTTAAAGTTCCTTTAAAAAAACTTTCAGTTCCTTTACTAGATCCTATATAAGCTTTAGATTCTTCATTATAATTAAAAAAGTTTTGTGAAACTTCTTTTTTACCTACTAATTTATTATTTAAATAAAAATATAAAGTTTCTTCAGATTTATTATAAGTAACAAAAATTTTAGTAGGTAAGTTTTTAACATTACTAATATCAGAGAATATTTGATGATATCCGTTTAAGGAGTCAAAATACTCTAACTTATACCTATTAAAAGAAGTATAAGATATAGAAAAGTCATATCCAGGAATACTGAATAAGCTAAACTTATCAGAATCAGCTCTATGATTGAAGAAATTCTTTTCAGGTATAAAATCTATAAGAATAGAAAATGAATTTTTAATGTCTATAGGATTTAATAACTCTATATATGCATTTGCTCCGTTAAACTTTAAATCAGTTCTAGGAGGAGTTAAAATTTCTTTTCTTATAGTATTTAATTTAAGATTATTCTTAATACATCTATACATAAGGTCATCATCTTCGAATCCCCATCCCCAATAATTATTTGAAAAACCATTTATTCTTTCAAAATCGGGTGTAGGAAATAAAGTAATACCTCCAAAGTATTCCTCAAAAGGTAATTCATCAGTAGCTAGATGAACAGGATAATCTAAATAAGCGTAATTTACATCTATAGGAAGCATGTCTATATCATGAAATACGATATAATCACATCGCCTTCTTTGTGCTTCTTGAAAGCCTATATTAAGTAGTTTACCTCGATTAAACGGTTTATCGTCATCTTGCTCAACTACTACTAGGTAGTAATCATACTTCCTATTCTGTAAATATTGCTGAATGTAAGTTGTGAATTTATCTAACTGCTCCTGCCTATTTCTGTAAGGAACTATGATAGCTAATCTCTCCACACTTACTCTCCTTTTGCAACGTACTTCTCGTAGTACTCAGTCAAATACCATTGCGCTCTTTCACTCCACTCAGTCTTATCGATATCTTCGAACCAATAAGCAAGGGCGTCAACAGATGCAGCGATTTTTTCTAATGCTTTCACTTTTCTTTCTTCAAGTGCGGCAGCATCATCTTTTCCAGATACTCTTGTAGCCATAATTTTAAATTTTAATGATTAAACTTATTAATTTACTCCAATTGCTATAATCGTTATAACTAATATAGTTAAAATTTTTCAATTTTTCAACTAAATATTCATTTTTTTCTATATTAATTTTCCAATCGCAATTTTTAATTGCTTCATACATTTTCATATATTCATCAGAATACGAATATTCTTGATTATTATCAGCAACTTCTTTTATTCTTTCTATACAAGTACTATCCCATTTAAAATGATGTACTTGAGTAAAACATTCTTCAACAGGGAATCTCTTAGGATGATAAGCTCCCCAGCTATTTTTACCGTTATCAAACAAAGCATAATGTTGTCCAGGTGTAACTTTTTGACTTCCCTTTGCTAATGTTACTTTATTAGGACATGCTCCCGACATAGGATATCGGAAAAATCCACCTAGAGGAAACTCTTTGTAAATATTAGTATCTCTCTCAACTTTAGGAAATATACCATCTTTACCTATTCTGTCTATAAAACCTCCAGAGACAAACGTATAACCATTGTTTTCGCATTGTTTTACGATATAGTCAAGGTCAGTAGGGTAACTCTGTAATTCATCATCGTCTGAGATAATCCACCAATCGTTTGGTTTTTTTGCTCTTACTGTATTGTATAAATCGGTAACTCTTTCCCAATGGTACTTTTTATCGGTAGTAACCCAAAAAGGTTTGATACCTAATTCTTCTATTTCTTCTAATATACCATCATTAGTATCTTGTCTATAAACTATAACATATACATTATCTACCATATTTTCATAATGCTTTAACATATGAGGTAATATATGAGTATTTCTTCCTACGACTGTTATTAAATTAAGCACGTTGTAATAAAGTTATTCCGGTTGAACTTGGTTTAGAAGGGTAATTACCGTTATTAAAAAAATTAAACTGTTTCCATTCAGGTCCTATTTCTTTTATAAATTTAGGAGGACCGTCAAAAAACTCATAATATTCTTTTTCATCTTCAGTAATTATTAATTCTTTTTGAAAATTTTCATCAGTATCATGTATAGATATCATTCCGTTATCGCTAATAATATTAGAATATAATTCAAAATCTTTTTTAACATCTTCGTAAGAATGACCAGCATCTATGTGTAATAAGTCTATTTTTATATCTTGTTTTACAAAAAAGTTATAATAAGCATTTTCAGTTGTATCGTTTATAAATCTAGGAACAAATTGATATCTAAAAAAGCTTTCTTTTTCTTTATAATTTATTTCACCCCCAACTCCATTAGCTGCATCTACTAGAAAAGTAACTCCTATATCTCCATGGTTATAATCATTATTACCTTGATAAATACCTTGACCGTGTAAGTCTAATCTTGCTTGAGTCATTATTCTAGGAATAAAGCCTCCTCCTGAACCTAAACAAACACATATTTTATATCTCATTAATTGAATAATACTATAAAGAAGTAATCCATCTCCTAAATCATAATCTGATGCTCCATGTGTCCATCTATATTTTACAGGATCGAACTTTTTTATTTCTTCTCCATTTAAGTCTTTATCTAACTTTACATCATTAGTTATAAACTGTCTTATATATTCTTTGTCTAAAATACTCATTATAATCTTTTTATCTTAGATAAATCTAATATAGGAAAATTTAAGCAATTTTCCAAATGTTTTATCTCATTACTATAGTTATATCCTGGTTTATTATCTACTAACCAACCTTTTTCAGGTCCGTAATGTTTAAGGTATCTACCTGATTGGTTGATGTTCCATATTCCTCTATCATTATCATCCCCCCATTTCCAATCTTTACAGTTCCAATAAGTAGAAATAATACTTTTATGTTTGATATTATTTTTATCTATAAGGTGTTTTAATAATAATTGCTCAGCAAATATCAAATATTGAGAGTGAGGTACTTTCATAGCAGTAAATTCTTCCATTATTTTTAAACTAAGATTAGCATATTCGTTGGTAAACTTATAATCAGGTAAATTTAAAATACTTACGTTAACTGATTCAGTTTGCCATCTAGCTCTATAACTTAACTGCTTTACATATTTATCTAATGTACCAGGGTAGTATCCTTTACCATCTTCATAGTGATGGAAATATATTGATTCGTTATCGAAAAATTGTTTAATAGGAAAGTATACTAATAAATCGTTATCTAAGATTATTACTGGTTCTTTTTGAATAGATAAGACCTGTAATTTAGAAGCTGCCCAAAACGTTTTTTTGTCTATAGATTTATTATCTTCTAATATGATAATTTCATTCCAAAAGCATTCAACTTTTAAATCTACTAAAAACTCTTTAGTAATTTTATCACAATACAGTACACAGTTATCATTAGGATAAAACTTTTTCCAAAGTTTAACTGAGCAAAGTAAAAGTAGTGTGTGAAGCCTACTATAGAAATCCTTTCGTTTCCTTATATTTTCTAAAACCCAAATTATTTTCATAACAATTAAAACTACTTATTAAGTAAAGTACGCAAAATAAGTTTCATGATCTGCTACTGCTCCATCTGTAATAGTTAAAGTAGCATTGGTACTAATAGAAGCACCGCTACCACTAGCTGCTGTTCTCCATGAATTAAATGTAGCTGGATAAGTAGGAGTTGCAACACATGTAATAGATGTAGCTGTAATATTTAAATTTTTTACTGTAATATTATTAGATGAACCAGCAGTATAAGGAGCTGTTACTTCTACATTACCTCCAGGCCCTGCCACTATCGAACCATAAAATACACTACTACCAGTTAAACTAGTAACTTGTATATTTGATCCTGAAAAGCTTTGGGAAGGATGATAATCGCTAAATGCTGTAGAAGCAGATATATTAGTAGCTGCCGGGTTAGATGCTATCGCATTTGACCATGACGGAAACGTACTGTAACTTATATCTCCTGTACCGTAGGTAAATCTAGCCATTGTTTACTTTACTGTTTCAATTTTATCTTTAGGTACTATATTAATTAAATGTTCATATAATCTTTTATAACAGTATCCGTATATATTATCGAATGCTTTCAAATCAATTACACTTTTAACTTCTTTAAAAGTACCAGTTTCTACTTTCTTTTCTTTTATTACCTTTCTATGCTTTATTACTTCGTCTCCATTTTCATCGAAACTAACGTAAGGAACTTCTTCAGTTACTTCTTTCATTTCAAATATTGGTATTTCAACTTCTCTTTCTTCAGCAACATCTACTTTAAGGTAATGTTTAAATTCTATTTCTTCTCCATCATACTCCGGCTGTTCATAGTACATCATTTTATTTTGTACTAATCCCACCATTGGTTTAACTTCTTGTTCAAGATAGACTCTATTATGTTTAATAGCATGTTCTCTATCTATCCAATAGGTTATTTGGAAACCTAATTCCGCTGTAACCTTGTTGAAAGAAAATCCTTCAACTCTGATGTATAACTCTTGAGTAGGTCCTTGACTCGTCTCAAGATCTGCATTTATTATAAAACCCATAATATAACTTATTTATTTTTTATTTCCTCTATTTCATTCTTTAATTCCTTGATAGCATTTACTAAAACAGGAACTAGTTTAGCATAGTCTACAGCAAGATGTGATTCATCTCCATTCAATCCATCTACCTCTTTTACTAATTCAGGTATTACTTTTTGAACGTCTTGTGCAATAAATCCTATATCATGCTTTTGATTTAAATGTTTTTTCCAATCAAACTCTTTTCCGTCTAATTTTAATATATCATCTAAACCATATTTACTACTAACTATATTAGTTTTCAACTTTTCATCTGATGCTACTGTAGAAGAAAATGCGACTACATCAGCATTAGCATGAAACGTTCCTCCATCAACAAATCTAAAATCTTCGACATTATCTATTGCAACTTTAATCATTGCATCAGTTCCGAAGTCAAAATATTCGTCGTTAGAGGCTGCTCCAACTTTTGCTACTCCTAAGATATTATTTGAATTTGCTTGTAAATCACCGGAAAGAAGAATAGATCCGGTAACAGAACTTAGGGATGCGTGTGATCCCGAAGTAATCAGTTTTTTCCAATTCGGCATAATTTTTAGTTTTACGGTTGGTTACTCATTATTGAGAGCCCACTTCCCTTTCGGGCCAATAAAGCTTCTAATATAAATAGTACTTATAATATAATAAAAATATTTAAAAATGCCTAATATGAAACTAAAAAAGGCACTTATCGTGCCTTATTTCTAGATAAAATGTGTGCCTGCTTATACGTAGATATAGATATCTCCGCCGTCTATTCTTATATTACCGTAATGATCTACTTGAGATCCTGTTGCTTGATTAGCTGAGCCTGAAAATGCTCCAGCCATATAATAAGAAGGTGTGGCTGTTGTTGCTGTTGAAGCTACTCCACTACCCACTGCTACTCTTCCGTCGTTACTATTGAAAGCTCCATTCCAGAATAATGATGAACCAGAATATAAAGCTCCTTCAGAGCCTCCAAAAATAAGACCTGAACTATCTGATGCAGTATTTGAACCTGAGTTAACTAATATAAATTTATCAGTAACAGTTAGGTTAGTAGTATTAACTGCTGAAGAAGTTCCGCTAACTTTTAAATCACCTGAGATAGTAGCATCTCCTGAAATTGTAGCATCACCTGTTATAACTAATGAATTTGATACATTTAAAGAACCTGTTATTCCTATACTATATTGAGAATTGTATTGAGAACCGGTAATAGTAAAAATGTTTACTACTTCCCACGAACCTGTTGAACTAGGAGCTGTTGCATCTTTTAATACAAATAATTGATCAGTACTTTGTTCGAAAGACAATAAACCTTCATATACATTAGCTGTAGATAAAGTTAACCTTGATGCACTAGTAGCTACGGCAATCCTAGCATCTGCTGGTTCGTTATTTGTTATACTAAATCCTCCTGGTAAAGTTATTGCCATAATCTATTAACTTAATACATATTCAATTGTCGTTCCACTACCACCTGCTTGTAAAGCAGTTGTTCTATAAACCTTATAATCTCCTACAGTAGATTTTGTAAACTGACCTAATACTGCAAATCCACTAGTTGATATACCTCCTAGATCACTTCTTGAACCATCATATACTATATAATGATACTTATCACCTGTCCACGTTATAGATATAGTATTACCAACTGGGTTAACATCTCCTTTAACTATAGTACCTACATCACCATTAAGAGTAGTATCCCAACTTCCTAAATTTTCGTACTGTGCTTGAGTAAATGCAGCTGTAGCCGAAGCTCCATGTCTTAAACTTATTATCTTAGAGAACGTAGTAGTACTAGTTCTAGATATAAATAACTGAGGATCATTTTCTCCTGCAGGTGATCTATATGATGCTGATGCAAATAATGTAAAACTAGATGAACCAGTTAAAGCACCAGTTACATTTAACGTACCAGGGTTAGTAGCAGCTGCACTTGCTGCACTTACTATTAACGATACTTGTTCCCAATCGTTTGAACTTCCATAAGAAGCAGTAAAGGCTATCGAACCAGTTGCTCCTTGCTCTAATTGATTACTACTATCTCCTAACTGTATAGTTGCAGTATCAGAAATGGAAGGATTACCTGGGTTAGTTTTAGATAAATTAGCTGATACTGTATCACTATCTGTAAATATACTACCGTCTAAAGGAGAACTAGCAGTATATTGAACTGAGTAAGCATGTGATCCGGTTGTAGTTAAATTTGTTGATAAAGATGTACCACTACCTGATGATGCAGCTAATAATACTGAACCTGTAAATATAGATGCAGTTACGAAATTGTAACCTCCGTTATTCCAAGTTGCAGTTATAGTATAAGCATCACTTACTTTATTAAACCTATTAGTAGCAAATCCTGATCTAGCTAAATTTAAACTAGATGGTGAGGTTGGAGTACCAAAAACAAATTTTAATCTATTGCCTGAAAAAGATACAGCTACATCATTATCAAAATCAGCTACTTCAATATGTTCTAATGAATGAGTAGTACTAGCTGATAAATAAGCTACTGGATTAAACGATGCTGATGCTACTGACATTGAACTCGTCTGTGAGTTAGTTATAAATGATCCTGTATCTGAATTAGTAATAAAGGAACCTGTACTAGCATCGGTTAAAAAAGAACTAGTATCTGCATTTGTTAAAAATGAACCTGTTTTATTATCATCTATTAATTTTACCCAAGCTCCTCCATGAGCATAATAAGCAGCTCCTTCAGAGTGTACATGAGCAAACATTCCATGATAAACTGTAGCATTAGGTAATGCTGCTAAATTATCGTAATGAAATCTTATTTTATTTCCTTTAGCATTTGAATCTAAAGTACCAGATATAATTTGACTTCCTGAAAAAGTATTGCTGCCGGTAAGTAAAGCAAAGGATGAAGAGTTAATACTAGTTAAATAGGAACTAGTAGCAGCCATTAACGCAGTTACTTCTCCATCAATAGAACCAGTAAATGTATTAACTGAAGCTGAGAATGAATTAAGAGCTCCTAAGTCACTTGATCCTCCTCCACCTGAGCCTGTTGCTACTGTAACGTTAAAAGTTGAATTATTTCCTTTAGTAAAAGTTATAACGTTATTAGTTGCACTAGCAGTAGTTAATAATGACCCTGTTGCTGTTTGTGCAGTACTTACAGCTGCGCCATTTAACAATATCGAACCGGTAACCTTTAACGAACCGGTTAGATTCGCATGGGTAGATAAGTCCTTACTGAGCTGTTTCCATTTAATTAACGCCATTATGCATTCACTTTACCAGTTAACATATATTCATCTGTAGTATCTATGCTATAATTTAGACTACTACTAAAAGTAACTACTACATTTACTCCGCTTCCAGTTACACTATGTACTGCGTCGTTTTCAACAGCTACTCCATTAATAAATATCGTGAAATCATTCTTACTTTGAGTAGGAAATCCGTCAGGAATAGTAGCTAAAGAAGTTGATACCCAGGTTAGTGAAGCGGAAACAGAAGCTGAGCCTGTTACAACGTTAACTGTTTTAACTGTGCTTGTTACTGCGTTGTTTAATACCGTATAAGCTTTTTGTTCGCTATTCATTGCTTCTTCTATTGTTTGTTGTACAAATTTTCCTCCGTCGACAGCTAGATCAAAAAATCTAATGCCTCTAGAACTTGCTCTTGTTGTTGAATATCTAGGCATATTATATATTATTTATATCTTTTACTGTTTCAACTCCAAAACTAACTGATGCTTTACTAAAATACTTACTAACTCCTTGAGGTAGAGTATTAAAGTTATCAGGTACTATATGTCCTAAAAGGTTTATTTGAAAATCAGTCTTAACTGTTCTATCTTGACCTTGAGTTATATTAGTATTCGTAGTATAATTATCTATCATTGCCCTAAACTTAAACTTACTCGGATCACCCCAATAAGAATCTGAAGCATAATTGATAGATTCTACTATTTTATTCATCTGTTCTATGTATTCAGTAAAAATAATACAAGAGTACGTTAAGTTAACATAATCTGGTACTACAACTGCTTGATATTCTTTGACTATATTCCTATTATTAAGTAATGAAAATCTGTCATATCTATTTTTATTTGAATACTTCTTTTCAAAAACTCCGAAATTATTAGGATTATTAGCATCCATTTTATTTCCTAAGTTTCTATTTTTTTCTATACTATCTCTTTTTACTATAATGAGAGGTAGTTGTATTTTACCATGCCTATCTCTTATAAATCCATTCTTTTGAACTGCAGACCATCTTTCAGGTGAACCATAGAGTACAGGAACACTTTTTTTCTTACTATTTTGCATAACAGAAGGTTTGATTACTTCTTTAAAATAGTAAAAAATAGCTTCATCTATGTCTCTTAATCCAACAGAAAACTTTTTAACATCATCATTCTTTACTGAGCGTTGAAGCTCTCTCTTTTTTAAATTATTAGAAGGAACTACTGAACCACTATAGTTTTCTACACCATAGGGTTTTAAAGTTTCCCTTGATAACTCTTCTTGTGATGGTGGGTTTATATTAATATCCGGCATATTTTACTTTATTAATTATAAATAAGCAGTTCCTTCAAAATCAATACCAGTTGATTCCCTTTTTGTCATATGGCAATCACAGATAATTGATATAGATGATCCAAATTTATTTCCATAGGAAGTTAAATTATAACTTTTATCTCTTCCTAGCATTAATTGATTTTCTCTAACAGTATCTACCACATAATAATCTTCTTGCCAGTTTATTATATCGCCTACTTCAGGTACTACACTAATATCAGCTAAATCAGGACGTAAAAAAGCAAAAGATGCTTCTCTTTGTAGATCCGGTAGAGTAAAGTCATCTATACTAACTACTTGATCACCTCTAGTTATTAAACAATTAAGTTTAGCTGGGACGAAGTAGGTTTTAGTTAGTGCTTCTCCGTATATATTAGCATCAGTCTCTTCTAGGTTTAGTTTATAGTATAGAATCTCTTGTTCTACTATATCTTTTAGTAGTTCTCTATTAACTTTTACTAATAATTCAAAATCTCTATTACTTCCGAATAACATTACTTCTCTTCTATAGTATTATCTGCTATTTCTATAGCACTTATAAAATTATACTTATTTAATGCATTAGTTTTAAAAGCTTCAAATGCTTCAGCTGATTCTTTTTGGGATATTAATTTAACTTTTAAGGTTTCTCTGTTATCTCCATCACCAGAAGCAGTAGTAACTGTAGTAACTCCTGGTAAAGCTCTTAGTAGTTCGGCTAAATTATTGATATTTTCACTACCATCATATATAACCTGTACCATACCTTCGTATGTTTTAAAGTCTATTTGTTCTCTTAATATATCAAGTAGTTTCATTATCCTATATATATTCCCATTGGCACACCTTTTAACGCATCTCCTAAGAATTGTGTTTGTGCCGCCTGTAATTCTAACTGATTATTTAAAGAGGCTTGGTTTAAAAGCTCTCTTAGTTCTGTAATATACCCTTCTTTTTCACTTCTTACATCAGCTAATAGGTCAGCTTGATTTAAAGTAGCTTCTGAGCCGGGTACCGGTACTGTTTGATACTTACCTCTTACATATGCAAGCATTTCTTTACAAATAGTTGCAGTATATTTAAAGATCCATTGTCTACCAGTTGAATTAATTTGAGAATAATTAGGATTTTCAGTAGGTACGTTAGATAAATTAGTTATAATACCATTATTATTGTAAGCTGCTCCGCTTCCTCCTATGGTACCACCAGCTGTAGCTTCAGCTGCTATATTTAAACTATCATCTATAAACTGTTTGTCTTCTCTTTTGTAGTATTCGAAGTATAAACTACCAGTATCTTTAGGAATAGGAAATAATTTTAATTGATTATTGACTATTTCAAATGAATAAGCTGATTTTCTTACCTGATCATTTAATTCAATCGCTTGAATCTTAGCTATATCGTAAGATATAGGCATTAACATAAAATTAATACCAGGACTATAAGAACCAAAGTCAAAAGCATCCATTAAAGACTGTATACCCGTACCTGTACCAGCATAAGGATCGAAAAATCTCTGTATAGCAGGTGGAGCCTCATAAAATACCTTTCTTATCTCTATTCCACCGGTTATTCCTTGGTCAGATGCCCATTGATTAAGGTCATAATTCTGTTGATCTTTATTTACTGCTATAGAACCAGTATATTTTGTAGTAAAACCCCCTACTTCGGCTTCCATACCGTATTGATGAGAGGTTCTTATCATATTTTCTAAAGAAGGCTTAACTAATAATGTATTTATTGCTTCAGCTCCTGATTGACCTTGTAAATTTGAAAATTGTTGTGCAGCTATTGCTTGATATACTTCATTACCGTAAGATGTTACTGCTTCTTCGAAAGCAGCAAAGAAAGAACCTGAACTTAGTTCTACATCCATCATAGGAAATCCTAGTTTCTTTGCACAGTATTCAGCTACCTTAGGTGCATCTTTTTGAAACTCTAAATCATCATCGTAGAAACCAAAAGGAGTAGATTCTCCTGCTATAAAGTTAGCGTTCCCATCATATATTGCTATATTAGCCATAATTTATTATTTAGATACTAAAAAGTACTCTACTATTGATGTAGTATCAACTGGAGTAGCTTTAATTTTAGTAATATTATCAAACGTAGTTACATTTTGAAAACTTCCAGTAAAAGAAGTAGTATTAATCATGAAACTTCCCGAACCAGCTACTGCTATATTAAAGTTTTCAGTAGAAGAAGATACTTGTAATATTACTGAACCTGTAGAGTGATTAGTAAATCTAAAATACATTAAACTACTACTTACAAACTGACCTGCTCCTACAGTATTTGAAAAATCTACCACATCAGAAAATGATCCTGATGCTATACTAAATACTCTTTCATCATGATTACTAGCAGACGGTAAAGCAACGTTAAAACTTGTACCTCTTTCCTTTCCGTTTAATTTAACTCTCTCTTGGATAAAGTAATTTAAATTAGCCATCTTATCTTTTTTATTATAAATAGTTAAAAAAAAAGAGGCCCGAAAGCCTCTTCTTAGTTATTCTTAACCTTTCTTTTTCAGAATATGGTATAAGACGAAGGCACCTACTAATCCAAGTAAGCCTTCATTGCTCAATCCGCCTAATATCCCCATGATATTATCTACCACAGATACATTTGGCCAGAATGGTATTACTGCACCCTTAAAGAGTACTTCTAATACAACTCCCAGTGCAATTATACTTACACCGATTTCAGTTAATTGATTGGCCCAAGAGCCTATCTTCTTTAAAAAATCCATATTTAATTGGTTTTTAGTTAGACAAAGATAACTGTCCGACTTCTATAATAGAAAGGAATTCCATGATAATAAATAGGCAAAAAAAAAGAGGCCCGTTAGGACCTCTCTTTATCACTGAATTCTAAAAGTTATATCTTATAAATCGTTAAGATCTGAGATAAATACTTTTCCGTAGAATTCTGGTCTAATCATCTTCTTAGCATATCTAGTCATTAAACCTTTTCTTGGAGTGAAGGTTTCTGGGTCATATACTAGAGGAGTCATCATCAATGGTACATATGGAGCATATACCGCACCAGTTTCAAGGAATTGTGAACCTCTATATCCCATTAATAGGATGTTTTCAGTCATATAAGGATTCTTATATACTCTGAATCTGTTTGCAAGGTTTCCAACTCTTTGTACACCAAAGTTGAAGTCCATTTGATCACCATCTGTATTAGCAGCATATCCTGGAATTGATTCTAAGATAGTTGCAACATTTGGAGAACAAACGATGAAGTTCGCACCACCTCTAAGAGTTTTCTGGTGAATCTTGTTAGATACTTTTTGGATTTTAGTTCCTAAAGTTTGGAACCACTCTCCTTGAGTATTGTAGAAGATAGGACTTAAATTAGCCCATGCCGTACCATTCCATATTCTGTTTGATTTAACAGACCATCTCTCAGTAGTTACTGCGTCTTGAATAAGCATATCAAGGATCTCAAGATCAATCTCCATTGAGATATATTCACTCAATAAAGAAGTTAACTCAGCCTCAGCGTCAATGCTGTGGTATGCGTTAAGATCTTGAGCGAACTCAGGAGTCCATTGTGCTTTTAATTTTCTAGTTTTAGCTACGATAGCCTCACTAGCTAGTTTTACATCTACGTTAGGGATTGTGATTGAAGTATCGACTGCAGCAGTAGAACTTGCTTCAAAATCACCTCTCGAGTTGTCAGCTGGTTGCTTGTAGTACATTACAGATCCTGTAATACCACCGTCATTAGCTGCTGTTACATTTGATGCTGTGATAACAAATGTTACATTGTCGCCAGATACAGTAGTTAATTCAGGGTGTGAAGTAACGTCTGTTGAACCAGAGAAGAATCTAAATGCTCTTACACCTTTTAAGTCAGCACTTAAACCAGATAATGATTTAGTAACTGTCTTAAAGTGATCAATGTTTAGATCGTCGTTGTAAGCGATAGATGCTGAAGTAGCGGATCCTGTGTCAGCTTCAAAAGCGACAGAAGCAGATTTCATTGAATATCCAAATTGACCTGCGCCATAAAGACCACCAGAAACTTCCTCATCAACACTCATTTTGTTAGATGCTGAAGATACATTACCGTACATATTTGAGCCAGCGCTTCTACCTGATAGGTTAGATCCATATTTAAAATCTAAATAGAATACTAGACCTGAAGGTAAATTCATTGGTTGTACAGAAACGAAATCTTGAGCTACGATTTGAGCGAACACTTTTCTAACTAAAGGTAAAGCAACACCTGCCCACTGCTCACCTTCTCCAGCAGTAAAAGTACCACCAGTTCCAGTTACGTTAGCCTCAGCAACGATTTGTTTAGCTTGGTTTTCCAAGATAACTGCCATGTTATTTTTGACTCTGTTATCTTCGATACCTTCTAACAAACCTGAATCTTGCCATTTGTTGGCTAACTTTTGAGAGTCAGCTAGCATACTTTTGTAGTTGTTCGAGCTCTCTAATAGGTTGTTAATTTCCATTTTTAAAAAATTAAAGTTTCGTTAATAAAATTATTTAATTATACCGGCTAATTTCTGCATTCTTCTAACAGTATCAGAAACTTCAGTAATTACTTCTGGTTTAGAAGCTGTAGTTCCTGTTGCTTTAGAAGCCATGCCTAGTTTAGTTTTTGATTCTTTGATAGTATTGCTAGTTTCTTTTTTACTAACTACGCTATCAGAAACAGTTTCATAAACTAATTTAACCTCTTTAACAGTTTCTGCTTTATCGAAAGCAGCTATAATGTTAACTTTTTGACTTTCTGAAAGGTCATTAGATTTAAAGATTTTGTTAACATATAAAAGTTTTGAATTAAGAATATTTACTTCATTCAATTCTTTCTTTAAAGTTTCAATAGTTTCTAATGCTTGAGATAACTCATCATTTTCTTCTGTTTTAACTTCTTCGTTAACTACTTCTTCTTTAGTTTCTTCTTTCACCTCGTCTACTTCTTTGTCATGTTTACCTTCTGATTTTTCGTCATCTTTAGGTGCTTCATTAACTTCAGTAGTAGCTTCTAGCTCTTTAAGTAACTCATCTAAATCAATTTCTTCATCGTCTTCGACCTCAACATCATCAACTGGTGCATCGATAGCAGGCTCATCGCCCATACCTTCGATATCTCCAGCATCCATGTCTTCTGGTCCTTCGGCTCCATCACCAACTTCTTGAGCTATGATGTCTCTGATAAGGTCTTTAAACTGATCAACAGTTAAATTGCTTACATCTTCATCACCTTCAGGAGCGTCATGGTCTTCAGCTTTGTCTTCAGATTCTTCTGAATCATCCTCAGCTTCGTCTACTTCAGCTTCAGCTACTTCTGCTTCTACTTCTGCAAGATCTTCCTCTATTTCTTTTTCTTTAGGTGCTTCCTCGATAGCTTCCTCTTCAGAAATTTCTTCAGATTCTTCTATTGATTCGTCTTTTTTATCATGTTTAGCTTCGTCTTTCTTCTTGTCATGCATTCCTTCGTCCTTCTTCTTGTGCATTCCTTCTTCTTTCTTCTTGTCATGCATTCCTTCTTCTACCTCTTCTTCGTTTACGTTTTCTGCTTCTTCGTTTTTGGAATCATCCATTTCTTGAAGTTTAGCAGCTAACATATCTTTTAAATGAGGAGTTAAAGACTCTTCTAAAGCTTCCTTAGCGTTAGCAATAGCGGCTTCTCTTACGGATTTAGCTTCAGCAATAGCTTGCTTGAATAAATCTTTGTTTGCCATTTTAAAAAAATTGTTGTGATTCTACGATTATTAGGAATCGTAATAGGAATTATAAAAATAATAGATGCAATATATAGATTGCATATTCTTTATATAAATATATACTTTTTCTGGAAACCGTTACGCTCTTAAAATATCGTTTATGATATTGTCTAAACTTGAGTATTTAGAGGCTTTTTCTTTAGCTTCATTAAGTGCTACAGGATTCATAAAAGCACCATGAGTAGAAGGATTAGATACAAAATCCCAGCATACTAATTCAAAATCAGGTTGTACTTCTAAATGTCCTTCGTTAGTTTGAGAAACTGATCCTGTACCTCTAGATGAAATACCTATAGTATGACCAGCTTTTATTATTTCTTTTACTATATTACCAGCAGGAGTATTAAGCAGTTCTACTCTACCCATAAGATCATTTCCATCCCACCATAAGTCTTTTACAACATGAGAAGCATTTTTTAATGATACAACTGGAGTTTCAGGATGATCCAATTCTCCAAATGCATTACCTTTTTTTACAAAGTCTTCTACATACTTTTTAGCTTCTCTAGCTAATAAATCTTTTTTGTAAACTCTACCATTTTGATTTTCTGCTAAAGCTCTTTGCATTATACCTTCAACTTCGAATACTCCAGGTCTTCCTTTAGCTTCTCTAATGGTAGGTTTAAATGGTGTTACGTCTACTAATAATTGTGCCATATTAAAAATATCTTTTTACTGGTGCGAATATGGTTTGTTTAGGGGATTCTTCGTTTTGAGGAGTTTCTATATCTTTAGGCATAAATTTAACTTTAGGTATTTCTACTCCTTTCATTAATCTATTGCCTCCTACTTTTCTAGAATCTTTATTAAAAGCAGATTCTATAGCAGGTGCGAGAAAAGCTCCTACTTTTAAACCATCTTCATTTTCTACATCGCCTACTTTATTAAAAACGTTCTGTAGTTTTTCTTTGGTCTTAGCTTGATAAGATTCTACATCAGTAACTATATTCTGCAGATCATTTAATATTACTTGCATACCTTTATACCCGCCATACGTATCAGCTAAAGCAGCTAATTCAGCTGTAGCAGCCTCATTTATAGTATCTTCGTTTAATGATTTTTTAATAATAGACTTGATAGCTTCTTTTAACTGCTCACTCTTCTCATCTTCTTTACCCATAGCTTTTTT